GCATATTTCAAAAGAAACACCCAGAAGCAATGTTGTATCTACACACAGAACCTACTGGTATCTACAATGGTTGGAATTTGTTTGAGTTGCTAGATGCCTGTGGTGTGGATAAAAAAAGTGTGGTGTTCCCTAACCCTACTGATTACAGATTTGGATATGAGCCAAAACACCTAGCCTCTATTTATTCAGCAATGGATGTTTTGCTTGCACCTAGTTTCGGCGAAGGCTTTGGTGTGCCAACAGTCGAGGCACAAGCTTGTGGCACTAGAGTAATCGGATCTAGTTGGGCAGCTACTCCTGACCTAGTTAGTGATGATGGGTGGCTGGTCGATGGTCAGCCACTTTGGGACAACACACAGTTGGCTTGGTGGCAAACTCCGAGCGTTCCTTCAATAGTTGAGGCATTAGAACAATCTCTTACAGCAGGTGGGGGAACTTCCCAAGTCGCCACAGATTTCGCTAAGCAGTTTGATGTCGAAACTGTTTGGAACAAATATTGGATTCCTAGCCTAGAAAAACTACTGTCCTAGCGGTCTGTAAAATAGATAGGTAATAAGGAGATTTCAATGGCAATAACGAATGGCTATGCGACACTGGCAGAAGTCAAATCCGCAATGAGAATTATAGATAATGTTGATGACACCCTGCTAGAGCTGGCTATCGAATCAGCCTCACGCCAAATAGACGGACACTGTGAGCGTGTGTTTTACGAAACCACTGAGCAAGCTAGAGTCTATCCAGCTCTAGACAACTATCTTGTAGAGGTAGATGATATTGCTTCACTCACTTCACTAAAGACCAACACCGATGGTGAAACGACAGGCGGAATAACCTTCGATACAACTTGGAAAGAAACAGATTACCAGCTAGAGCCACTCAATGGTCAAGCAGGTGGGATCGTCAGCCCAGCTAATTTCATTAGAGCAGTCGGTGACTTTCTGTTTCCGAGGATCGATGGACAAGCACTAGTGCAAGTGACAGGAACTTTCGGCTGGTCAGAAACGCCAACCGCTATTAGGCAAGCAACAATTATGCTGGCTCAAAGACAGTTCAAACGCTATGACAGCCCTCTGGGTGTAGCTGGCATAGGTGATATCGGAATCATCAGGGTAAGTCGCATAGACCCAGATGTGGCTTCCTTGGTGGCACCATTCAGGCGTAGGAGAGCTGCGTAGTGACTTCGATAACTGAAATCAAAAGCAAGTTAGCAGAACGCATAGCCACTATTCCTAGTCTGCGTGTTAGCACACAGATTCCAGATAATCCACAACCGCCAGTTGGCATAATCAATTTAGATAATATTCAATACGATCAGGCTATGGCTCAGGGATTGACTCTAGCCAATTTCACAGTGCAGATTATAGTGGCTCGCGCAAGTGCGAGGTCAGCTCAAAACAGGCTAGATGGGTTTGTCGCTAACTCAGGTGCTTCATCTGTCAAGTCGGCATTAGAATTGAATAGAACTCTTGATGGGCTCATACAAGATCTTCGGGTAGTGTCTGTTCCTAACATTGGTTCAATCACAATGAGTGACCAAATATATTTGGCAGCTGATTTTGAAGTTGCCGTTTACTTCTAAGGAGAAAATAAGATGGGCAAATTTGTTGCTACTGGAACAAATGTAACTTTGAATGGCGATGAGCTAACCAGTTCAGTTGCCAGAGCAGAGCTAGTTATCAACAGCGCAGAGGTGACTGTTACCGACTTCGGTAGCGGTGGCTTTACCGAGGTTATTGGTGGACTAAAATCTGGTTCTGTCAGCTTGGATTTCCACAGCGATTTCGGAACTGGTGCAGTTAGTACAATAATGCAGGACTTGGTAGGAACTATCGGAACTGTAACATTGATTGCTGGTAACGGAACTGTTGCTAGTGCAGAAACTCCTTCATATACAGCTGAAGTTTTGATCAACTCCTTCACTCCTGTCAGTGGAGCAGTTGGCGATCTCAGCACATTCAGTGTTACTTTCCCAACAACTGGTGAAATTACATACGCAACTGCGTAATTCTGCTACTATAAAAGTATGAAAATAAACCTACTCGTAAACTATGTTGGCGGCGATAGTCGCGAGGTCGTGGCTAACGCTGCTGACATGGTTGCATTTGAAAGCAAATTTGACAAGAGCATTTCAGTTCTGAGCACTGATGCTCGTATGAGCTACTTGCTGTTTCTAGCTTATTCAGCAGAAAAAAGAAGTGGCAACACCAAAGAAGCATTTGAGAAATGGTGTGAGTCCATTGAGCAGGTAGGCGCAAAAGACACCCCAAAATAAAAGGGCTGGGTGATAACTCAGCACATTGGGCAATAGCGCAGCTAGCAGTCGAAACTGGTATAGCACCACATCTTCTGCTCAAAGAAGATCCTCGTATGATTTTCACATTACAACGCTACTTAGTCGCTAAGAATAAAAGCACCGCCAAATAACACTTCGCTAGAATGTAGCTATGGCTAACGCGAAAAACGACATAGTTGGATTAGACAGCACCATTCGCGAGCTGAAGAATATTCCTAAAGGATCGCTCGCAGCCTTGCGTAAAGAACTACGCTCAGCTATCAAACCTGAACTAAGAGGTATCAGGTCGTTTATCAAAAATGCTGAAAAGATTTTAGAAGCCCCAGGAGGTAGCGGTAAGCCAGCCCAAGTTTTTAGTGCTGGGAAAAGTGGTTGGTCAGGTGCTAATGTCGCACTAGAGTTTCGCCCAGGAAGATCGCGTGGATATGTTTTGACGATTCGCGCCACTGGTAGGCGTGGTCAAGTTGGTTATGACTATGCAGAGCTGGCTGGAAAATTAGGTGGCGAAACTCCCAGCGGTAGAGCATACATAAAAATGCTCCAACAAAGGTTCAAGTGGAATGGCGCAGGTAGATTCGCTTATAGAGCAGTAATAAACCAGATTGATACAATTTACTATAAGACTGCAAAAATAATCTTCAGGTATGTTGGCAAGGTCAATACCAAGCTAGAGCGTGAATTCAAGGGCATAGGGGCAATTAAGTAATGGCAATACGCATACCAATCGTTACCGACTTCAATAACAGTCGCATCAAGAAGGCGGTAGGCAACCTCTCAGGACTAGAAAAAGCAGCTCTTCAAGCAACTGGTGCTTTAGCAGCTCTTGGTGCAGCAGGAGCTGTTGCAGCAGTTCGCGAATTTGCCAAGTTTGACGCAAAGATGACCGAGTCTGTTGCCATTATGGGCAATGTTTCGGATGCCTTGCGTGAAGATCTAGCCAGTGCAGCTAGAGAAGTTGCTCAACAAACAGCCTTCAGCGCAGAGCAAGCTGCCGAATCTTTTTACTTCTTAGCCTCCGCAGGTTTAGACGCAGAGCAATCTATTGCAGCATTACCGCAGGTTGCTGCTTTTGCGCAAGCTGGTATGTTCGATATGGCTCGTGCCACAGACCTAGCAACAGACGCTCAATCGGCATTAGGTTTGACTGTTGATAACGCATCACAAAACCTAGAAAATCTAACACAGGTTACAGATGTATTATCCAGAGCTGCAACATTAGCCAACGCATCAGTTGAACAATTTGGTATTTCGCTCACCACTAAAGCTGGTGCAGCTATGCGCAACCTTGGAATGGATATTGAGGAGGGTGTCGCAGTTCTAGCTGTGTTCGCCGATCAAGGTATAAAGGCAGAATTAGCTGGTAACGCTCTTTCAATCGTAACTAGGGATCTCACAACGAAGGCTCTTCAAAACGCAGATGCCTTTGAAGAAATGGGATTAGTCGTCTTCGACACCGATGGCGAACTCAGGAACATGGCAGATATTGTCGAAAACCTAGAGGGCGCACTAGCAGGTATGAGCGATGAGCAACAAAAAGCTACATTGCTCTCAGCTGGATTCTCTGACCGCTCGCTAGGAACAATTCAATCTTTGCTAGGGCAATCGGATGCTATTCGTGAATACGAAGCTGAGCTTAGAAATGCTGCTGGAACAACAGAGGAAATTGCTGAGAAGCAACTGGAAACTTTCAATGCTCAGTTGATGTTGTTGCAAAACTCATTCTCCGATGTCGGTATTCAAATTGGTGGCGTTCTGCTACCAATCTTTGAAGATCTAATCGAAATAATCGAAACGCAAATTTTGCCAGCTTTGGCAGACTTCGCAGCATATCTAGAAACGCCAGAGGGTCAGGCTCAACTAGAG